AAATTAATAATATAATATGTACATAACTAATAGATCAAAATTAAAAAAACCCTAAATCGTCAAGCCTTAGGGTTAGGGTTGACTAGGGTTAGGGTTAGGGTTATAACTGCCAACTGCCAAAAACCAACTGTCAACCGAAAACGAAAAACTGACAAAAGTTAACTTTCAACTTCAACATACAACCTATGATCTCTCACCACGAATCCTACGCGCCAACTGAATATCCTTTGGTGTAATCGTTATACGTTTGGCGTGTAACGCACAGAGGTTGGTGTCTTCAAACAGCCCAACTGCATACGCTTCAGTTGCCTCTTGTAACGCCATTAAAGCCGTTGATTGAAACCGTAGATCAGTTTTAAACTCCTGTGCAATTTCTCTGACCAACCGCTGAAACGGTGCACGCCGGATCACCAGTTCAGTTGAACGTTGGTACTTGCGAATCTCCATTAACGCCCGAGTTCCGGGGCGGAATCTGTGGGGTCTCTTGACCGAGCCAACGGGTGGTGGGCGTCGCCCAATCTTGCCAGCCAGTTGTTTACGTGGGGCCTTCCCACCTGTTGAAGCACGAGCTGTAGACTTAGTCCTTGCCATTTCTAACTAAAGGAAGACTAGGGGTTTAAAGTTTTAAGACTATTTTTTGGGGTTAGAATTTATACTTTTTTTGCGAGTCAATCCTACACAAGTCTATTCCCTTCCCAGTGAAAGGCTTTCCCAAGGCCCCCTCAACCAACGAACTTACCCGGTTCGGGGTTTTTGACACTGGTTAGAGTCAAGCTCAGAATGGTTGTGATTTACCACTGAGCTAAACACAGGTGCTCAGTCCGTGTTTGACAATATGACAAAATCATAAGACCGTATAGATAACAAATTCTAACTAAAGTCTATCACTCACAAAAAAAAATATTTTTTTTTTCGAGTTAGAATCAAATTATTGACTTTTTGTTACGAGAGTCAATAAAACGTAACAAAAGATGTGAGTGGATATATATACGGTCTTATAATAGTATGAAATCATCGAACATCGACTGAGAACCGATGTTTAGCTCAGTGGTAAATCACCAACCACTCAGCTTGACTCTAACCCATGTCAAAAACCCCGAGCCGGGTAAGTTCGTTGGTTGAGGGGGCCTTGGGAAAGCCTTTCATGGGTAGGGAAGAGATTGAGAGGTGACACGCTCTTGTAAAGTGTTAGCAAGAAACATTCTAACCCTTTAAATAGTCTAAACCCTCCCCACAGAAAATGAGTGCAATTAGTGACTTCCAGTCACTCAACGAGGTTATTGAGATTGATGATCATGAGTCAATCCCTGATGAGCAGGTCAGCCAGTCTCAGAAAGTCCTTTCACAGAAAAGACTCCCTCAGAACCTTTCAGATACTGAACCCGAGGTCATTGAGGTGAAACCCACTTCAGCAAGCATCCTTAAAAGGATTACCAATCTTAATAGGGATGTTACCCACCTTGAGAACAGGCTTGAGAGGCTTCACAGGGAGCGTGATGTGAAAGAACATGAGCTTGCTAGACTCAGTGTCGAAATCAAGGAAGACAAGCAAAGCCTTGTAGAGTGTTGGAAAGCAATCAGACTTCAGCATGTTGAGCTTGATGGTCTTAAGACTCCAGAGAGCAGTGACAAGGAAGTCACAGTTCCCAGTGCCCCTAAGAAGGTAAAACGGGAGTACACTAAGCCACAAAGTTGGACTTGTGGTAAGTGTGGGAAGAAGTCAGGTAAAGACCATCGTGTATGCGTTGGGGAGTACCCAAGCTATGAGGCGTGGTTAGATGACCGTGAGATGGACATGGAAGAGGGTAGAGTAAAGAACTGATAATATCGTTGTAAACTAATCATTATCATCATCATACTTTTCTACACCCCTACGTAATTCATCTAAACACCTGAAGTCATTCAGACAAAGGATACACCTTACAATAAAAACCCCAACGTTTGTGAGTATAACTGTCCACACAATAATATACCACAATATTTCCTCAACCGGTGTCATGACGCGCTCAAGAGTAAAATACTCGTGTGATGATCTGGTTAAATGTTTACACGGGTCTGAAGACACCTCTGATTTATCAGTTACTGAAAATAAATCACGGTTAGCTAAAAACTGTCTTGGTGTAGATGTGTTTATGACTGAAGTTAGCCAGACCCCTGAATCTCACAGTGAGTTTGAATGGGTCGAGTTAGCTGAACCCCCTAAAAAGGTAAGTGATGAACCCTTTCTCATGCCATGGGATGACCCTACTCAATTACAATTCCTAGTCTCACTACCCTCCATCACTGATCAACTCTTTTTCGATACATTTGTCAAGAGAACGAAAGAACAATGTAAAGAAGAATCCAAACACGAACAGCGTTCGATTGGATGGCATAAAGCCCGAGCTTTTAGTATCACGGCAAGCCAGTTTGCATCAGCAGGTGGACACAATCGTTATCAATCAAGACCCGCGTTTGCTAAATCCAAGATCCACCCACATCTACACATACCCAACTCCCCGTTTATCCAATGGGGTCTTGACCATGAAGTCCACGCAAAGGAAGCATTTGAAGCATTCCTGACTGCTCGTGCAAAAAGCATGTTTAGGATTGATCATCCTAACTTGTTAAAACACGAGGACGTACCGTGGATGGCGTGTTCACCGGATGGAGTCTTATACAGGTCTGATGACGAAGGGAAGGAGATCGTTGAATTGATAGAGTTCAAGGCACCAGCGTATTACAGGGATAAAGTGGGTCATCCATACTCAAAGGACCCCTTTAATATTCCTAGACACTATATGGATCAAATCCAAGGATCTATGTGGCTAATACGCAACCATGACGTGATTCAAGGAGGACGGTCTATTGAACGGTGTTGGTTTGTTGTATGGCAACCACACGCACTTCATGTGACCCATGTTCCTTATCTAGAATCCTATGCGAATGATCTAGCAGAGACTGTTCATTCATTCTATAAGACTGAATTTGAACCTAAAGCTGTCGAGATGATAGCTAGTATCCAGAAATCAGCTATAAAGAAGGATCAGTAGTATCAGCAGTTTGTTCGTTAGATTGTGTTATACATAAAGCATCTACAACTTCAGGTTTATTCGTTAGTTCAATATGAAATGAACATGAAAAACAAAACCCGGACTTATTGAAGTTTACATACAATAAGAAGAGAGTGATGATAAACAAACCGATAGAAACTAACGTGGGGATGAAATCAGACATTTTTACAACTATTCAGAACAAAAGCGTTTTGTCCAAAGCTCTAAGATTTCATGCACATCTGTATTGTTATGAACCTTGTCAAAGTTCATATCTCTATCGATAATGAACTTATTCATAAGGTCTGAACTAAATATATAAACATCGATATTCTTCTTCCCTTCTACATATGCTTTTGATACGCGATGAAAACCATCAACAATCTTATGTTTTCCTGTTACGATAACTGGGTAATCTAAATCTGCCTTTTTTATTTTGTCAGCATCCTCTTTGTATTTTTTAAAATTCATGTTGTAAATAACATCTAGCGGTGACCAATCACCCCAAACCTTTTCCTCAAGTTGCGGAACAAAATCACTTGTGGGGAGCTTTACTTTTGGATGCCCGAATACATTAACATAAGATATCATCATATCGACACTGAAAATGTTTTTGTTATTATGATACGTCTTTAAAGTCGTCATTTTACAACACTAAATTACTTCATTTTCTTCGAACGACGTCTACGCGAACCACCTACATCCTTAAATCCCTCTGTCGCACCATCAAGTGCTTCAATCATCGCCTTTTTCACAGTGTCGTTGCCGATTCTATTAATAGGTCCCTTTAAATTTGGTAAAAGGGTAGACATCTTTGTACCCTTCTTATTAACGAAATCCACAATCGATTTAACAGTAGCCTTTCCTGGACCCGCCATAACTGCCTTTACAGCGCTCTTAATTGGGATATCAAAGTCAACTCCTGCTACATTGACCATAAGACCTCCCCGACCAAACTTCTTTACCATCTTGGAACGTCGCTTTGCCATTCACACAGAATATGATAGTAGTTCAAATAATAAGAAAAAAACTTATGATAGTTTTTCGTGTACAACCGTAGGTTTAAGTAAATATTCTTTTAAAATTGGTATGGCGTATTTAATAAAGTCTCTCCCTAATAGATAAGCTAGAACAAAGAGTGAATATTTCAATTGATTCAATGAGATAGGAAGTTGTGTAGGATTTGAAAGACTACTATCAGTTAGATTCAACTCATCAAACTCCATTTATTTAGATTTCTGCCTATTTAGTACGTTTCGTTTTCTAAACTTCTCTTGTAATTCCTCAAATAATTGACCAATTTCATGACCCACTTCTTGTCTCTTCTCATATTCATCACGTATTTTACCCTGTAGATCTTTAAAGATGAGTATGTAATCATCCTTTGTATGCGTATCACATTTAGACAGACGTAGACCTATGAGTTGTAATCTATGTATCAATAATTTCTCATAATCATCGATATCTTTATAGTACCAGATCCTCTCTTGGATCACTTGCCAGTCATCCCCGTATAACTTATACACTGGACTTTTCATATAAGCATACTTTTTCATTTTATACGTCAAATATTATCGCCGTATTTTTTTGTCAGCTGACGTAATATGTCTCAATCACACATAACACTACCGTCGACTCCTTCTGAATGGGCATCTATCCTTGACTTTAAAGCTCCACAGGAGAAGGATACAGTCGGACTTGTCAACATGAAGTCGGGTCGTGGCGCCCGTATATCTCTTGTGGATAAGGAGGATGAACCAGTATCCGCTCGTCCTATTAGCATCCCACTTGAGTGCTACTCTATCGAGGATCTCATGGGTAAAGGTAAAGGTCAGCTAAGTCTTACCATTGAGCTCACACCCAAGCTCTGGAACGCCTTCAACGCACTTGACAAATGTTTTGATAACTTCATGGTTACGTACGCAAGTAAGCTTTTCTCGAAGCAGGATGCTGAGTACATCAAGAAGGATCCAGGAAGTATCGCCTTGAAGCACCCCAAACCACTTGCTCGATTCAACCCAGACGGATCACCCAAGATTGGAGGCTACATGAACCTACGCATCACAGGACGAGGTGCAGAGGTGGAAGACATTACCATTAAAGACGGACCTAAAGGACAGTACGTCGAGAAGATCATCTTCTGTGAGCTCACCACCCCTCTCATCCCAAGTGCAACTCGTTTTGCGATGGTCAAGAAGGGAGAGGACTCATCTGTTCGCTCAGTTCGAACCACACTTCCACGAAGCAAGGTTGTGACAGGTGGACAGAAAACTCGTCTCATTGGACCCGGTGACTTCCAGGGAGGTTTCATTGTAGGTGCATCCATCACTGTGTCACACTGGGCACTTGTCAACGGATCCGCATCCTTGTGCATCAAGGCCAGTGACGTTATCTTTGACAACGTACAGCGTGACATTGAGGTCTCCAGTAGTCTCGGATTCATCATTGACAATGAAGACGGAGACGAGCCTGAACCCGAAGAGGATCTTAAGCGAGAGCCGACTGAAGAGATGGTTCCACCACCTGCTAAACGTCGTAGTGAGCATGTAGAGTCTTTTAGTTCAGTTTCAAAAGCATTATAAGTTTAAATTAGTATACAACTCTAACAGTCTTCTGTCTTTACACCCCCTTCATCTGAAACAGGTTTTTCTTCCTCACCTTCACCACCCTTCTTCTTCTTCTTCTGAGAAGGAAGGACACCCTTGTGTCCAGACTTCTCTAGGTGTTTAATGGCTGAGCTTCCAAGAGCATGCTTCTTCTTTGAAACAATACGACCTCGCTTATTTTTCATTAAGTCATCCTTTACAAGTCCACCAGAAGTGTGAGTAGCAGTTCCATGCCATACATGTGCACGCGATCCGATGATTTTTGTCATTGTGTATCTATTGTACTCAACGTAAAAATGATGATGTATTATTTCAAGATTTATCTACAAATGGCAACTCTAGAAACGTTCTCGTATTGCTTAACTCACACAGGACCTAAATGCGACACCGGTTGGAATAAATTCATTTTATATCACCGCATACCAAATACAGTGTCAATCATCCATACACAAAACCGTTTGTTGTAAAATAGTATTATACAGTAAGACGTCATGACTACATACTTCTTCAAGATCTTCATTGCTGACAAGTATCTCATATCCGAGTCCTACATACCTCGAGATGGACTCTATAGTTGCCTTAACTTTGTAACCGAAAAGCTAAAGGACACCATTATCCTAAATGAACGACTCAACGCAAAAAAGGGAATTGAACGAGAGAAGCTTCCACCAGTCCCTGAGCTCAGGGTTCCAAACGGTGTAGTCTGTGAGTATATACGTTATTATGAAACAGAAGAATTTATTTATGAAATAGAGGTTGTACAACTCATCCGATAATTTTATGATTTGGCGGGCAACGACGACTTAACTGCCAACGGACCCGTAGCCCCGCTTTTATCGTCTAAATACACGAAGGGAATGACATCCGGGTGAAGCGAACCAGAAACTACGAATGCAGCTTTAGGATCTGTGATGCCCTGCTTCTTGTAGTCCGAGTGGTACAGTTTTTTAGACAGTTTTTCAGCGAGGAGGCGATTGCAACGAACTAATTCGATATTTTTAAACTTCATCTCCCCGTGCATCTCCTCTATCTTCTCAAGAACCTTCTGGAGTGTTCCTTCGACCTGATTCATGCGCCTGTTCGTTAGATAAACCTGATCAGTAGTGATATCAAGCTTTTGTTTAACTTCAGTCACCTTATCCTCAAGAGACGAAATCCACTTGGTCATATCGTCAATTTTTAAACCCTGTTCGTACCAGTTCCAATCGGGGCTTACGCTGTGGTCAATAGAATCACACTCACCTAGATTATCTACAGACATATTTAAAAATAATTAGCGATTGTTCAACAATGTTTGAATTTTTTCTTTTATAATTTCAGCCCTAGACTGTTCATGCACAGGTTGTATCGGCTCAGAGGCCACCGGCGCTGACGAGAACACACTAAACGGTTGAAACGGTGGAGCCTCTTCTGATAATGTGATTAATTGTAGACGATCACGTGTCCAGAGACCTTCGGGTGGTGCTTGATTGCTCATAAAGACTACATGGGGTGGCTTGAACTTCTTAAACTTGCACATAAACTTAGATGAGAACATAGCCCCATTCTTTAACCTCTCCGCGCATATAAACGCGTCCGAATAAGTAGTAATAGGAGTAGGACGGGGAATGTCAAAGCATACAATGCGTTGACCATTATACCCATAAGCAATGTCGACTTCTCGACCTCCTAGTTCAATGGCATCCATCTCACACACTAAATACGTCAAGAGACGCGACTTGCCACTATGACCTCGTTGATCATAGACCCAATAGATATGTCGAGGGTGTGGCTCCTGTTGTAATTCTTCAATCATAGCCTGTTGGAATGGATTGGGTTTAAATTCTGTATCTCGGGGTGTTACTTCTAACACCTGAGCCATCTTCTCGATACCTCCATGATATCGCATATACTGAGATGGATACTCTTCAGCAACTCTCTTGACACCTACCACTGGACCGTCTTCCACTAAAATCCTCTTAATCTCTTCCATGTCATTGCGTTTACCTTGTTCTCCTTTACGATCACTACCCACGGTCCAACCAATGGGCATGGATCCCTTAATCCTCTTTGCAGGATTCTGCACTAGCTCTAAATTACGCTCTTTATCATATAAATGTGTCTTTGTGAAGGTAGCATCCGGGATCCACTCCTGGACTAGCTTCTTTGACACTGGGTTCCTCATTTCTACGTATCCTACAAACTCGTAGTGCTTTTCCCCTGGAGGTGCTATCGTTTGATCTTCAGCAAGCTGGACTTGTCCACGTGCAAACGTTACTTTCAGGCGGTCAGGCGGTGTCTTAGGACAAAAGTCTCCAAACTCACCATCATCAACCCACTCGGAGAAAATTGGCAATAAAAAGGTCCAACTCCTGGAAACAACTTCCGACGGCATTTAAAAAACTCAAAATACATTAAATCACTCCAAAAAATGTGCGATCCACGTGAATCTAAAAACCCAGATATTCACACGTATGGTACTATGCTACAAATGTCAAGAATGATGGCAAATAAAAATTCGTCAGGTTGGAGTAGTTCCGAGTCATCTGATTCGGACGAACCCCAGACAAAACGTCAGGCTGTTGCCAAGAACCCCACGGAAGCCCTTACTACGGGTCTCTACACTGTCCAGATGATGCAAGCCCTCCAGGCTCAGATCGACCAGAAGGAGAAGGAGGAGAAGAAGCGACGCATTCCGGAGAGGGAGATTCCTACGGCTCCGGGTTCCGCGTCCATGGGCGTCGACCCAGGACTCTTTAAGCTAATTTACAACCTTGGCTACGATGCTGGGCTTGATAAACGCGATCCAGCACCACCCTGCAAGATCTGCGAGGAGCGACGCCGAAAAAATCGGATCGCTGCTTCTGAGCAGAGGAGGCGAAATAAAGAGTTTGAAGAGACTTCTCAGAAGGACCACTAGAATAGGGAGTTTTAGGACACGGCTTAAATGAATGGTTAAAAACTACACGTTTAAATATATTCATAGTAAATAAAATGGAGTCAGCTGAAAATGTCAGAAATCAGATTATTTTAGCGGAAGCTGAGATGTTAAATGATATGAAAAAATTAGAAGCTATGCAACTTTCAATTTACGAGGAGTTATTGTCGGTTCTAACCACAGAAATCTTTTTTCAACCCCTATTGACCTCCAAAGCAAAGGAGATTGTCGGACGCTTCTGTCTCAAAAGCAATTTATCAATTCACGCGTATTTCGAAAGCCCGCCTAGCTTCACGATTGGTCCAGGAGTTTTCAAGATCCAGTTCATATCCTCTGGACGAGACGTCAGTCAAAAATACGACCTTAATCTCTGTACAACCCTCATCCTTGCACTCGCGCCAAGTGTAAAAACCTACGTCAAGACAACAGTTGAAAAACTAGGATGGAAATGCTGGTGGACAACGACCTACTTCTGTTTTCAACCCTCGGATGAATTCGAAAAGATCCAAGAGGCTAAACTACTCGGATCTCTTTTTTCCTTTGTACCTACTGTCGAGTCGGATGCTACAGCGCATCTCGCGAAACTGACTCAGGATGAGGTTCACTCGGTTTAGCTGCTTCTACGATCTCGACTTGTTTAATCACTACGGTTTTAGGGGTTGTTTCTTCAATATCAATAGAGGCGTTAAAATCTTTACCACAACATGTTGAACGAATACGATGATGATTCACAGCTAAGTAGACTCTATACAAAATAACTAGAATTGAAACTGTTGTTGCACTGACACCGGCTTGAATCAAAAGAGATTGATCCATTTCACTTGATAAATGAATACTGATTATTATTTAGAAGAAGATAAGGATGGTAGAGAAAAAAAAGGATCTAAACGAACGAGACACCCCTTCAGTGGCCATAAGACCCTCTTAGACCATTTGCCCCCCGAACATATTAGGTTAGAACGACATAAACGTTTCAAAGAGCTTAAAGCTCTCCATGACAAAAAGAAAGATCAAGCTGGACATATGGTGGGATGATGTCGTATTTCGGAACTCGGAATCCAGAAGTGTATTATAATAAGGATCGGACCAAGACCACAAGATATCCGGTAACCCAATTTGAATTCCGAAGCCCGATCTCTATCTATAACACACTTCTGGATTCCGAATTCCGAAATACGACATCATCCTATACGTTCATATTTTTAATTATGGGGAAATAGCACAAACATTCATGCAAATAAAAAGGCATACCTAAATTTAAAGTTTAACATTAATATTCATCTGACTCAGATGAATCAGACTCTGAGTCTCGATATTTTACACTTCTTCCCATGTATTCACTTTCTGCTTTGATATCTCGTTCTCTCTTTCGATGTTTACTTTGTTCTATGGATGCCATTCGTGTCATATTCGCAATTGTTTTATGAGCCTTTAAACTCTGGTCACTTAAATCCTCAAGTCGTCGACGCTCCTTCTCTGATAGCCCCTGTGGACTTCGTAATTTCTCTTGTAAATCATCTATTTCAAGATTCAGTCGTCGTGCTTGGATACGAGCAGATTTCACATCTTGGTCGTCTTGAATCTCCTTTTTGCTTTTAGAGGATGTTTTATGAAGTAGGCCTCTGGTTGAATATATATCTGCTTCTAGATCAGGGTGTTTTCTGGCAAACGATCGAAGTTCTGCGCGTATTTCTAGGAGTTGTTCTTGATACCCCTTCACTCGTTTCATAAGTCCTTTTAGGTCTCGTTCGTGTCCAATGTTGATTTCTCCAGTCTTTAGGGCATCTCGGTTATACTTTAAATCTTCAGTTGCCAGTTCAATCTTGCCAAGTAAATCTGCTTCCTCTGCCTTCATCACTCCAAAGGAAAGATTTCGATTGGCTTCAGAACGGGTTCGATCCTGAAGTGGTTGACCGTTACGATCAGTGAGTAATAACGACTGAGGAGGGTCTTGCAGTCCTGCAACGATCCCGTGAAAGGCTCTTGGAAAAAAGGCTGGATTTGTTTGTCGAACTGGGTTTGTTTTAGGTTGAGGAGGATTCATAGGACGGTATTTTTTGGTAGCGACAGGTTGTTCCACTTTAGGAACACCTGGTTGAGCATCTGGTGCTTGTGTGATTTCCTCCACTGCTTCAGGTTCAGCGGGTGCCACATTTGGAACGGGTGCAACGTTGGAAGAAGGAGCACGAGGAGCAATCGGTGCTGTACTTGTGATGGCTTGACTTGGAGCAGGTGGTTTTGTTAAATCGACTGTTTCAGTCGTTGAAGGAGGAACTGAAGGAGGAATAGAAGCATCTGAAGTAGAAGCCGTTGTGCTTCGTACGGGTTTTGTTAGGTCAACTGTAGTCTTAGCAGACATTATATCGTGTGACGTATGCTTAAATTAAAAAATTAAAAATTATCATACAACTCTCCTCCTCGTTTTCGTTTATGTAATCTAGTATTTGAAAGTTCTTGACTTGTTTGAGGTCTTAATAAAAAAACTCCCTTTTCATGAATTGCAACAATCGGAAACTGTGTGCGGACACAAATCCAACGAGAGGGAAGTCGTCGGAGTGCTTGGATTTCCTTTGTATCGATTCCGGCATAGCCTCCTAGTAAGTTTTGAATCTGTTTCTCACTCACACCGCTCATGAAGGACACGAACTGTTGAGCCTCTCCCAGGAAAAGACGAGTTCGTTTATAATCAGTCAATAAATGGCTGCAGACGATAATCGACGATGCGTTGTGTCTTCCCATGGTGGCGATCATGTCGATCACTGACTGAATTGCGTTGAACAGTTTCTTGTGCTTTCGCTCATATCCTTCTACATCGTCCACGATTAAAAGACTGTCACTGAAATCGTTGATGTCTGCAGCAATTTCATCTTCGTCATCTAGAAATCGTTCTGGTTTAATTCTCTTAATGATCCCAGAAATGCTGTCAATGGTCGTATCTTCTTCTAGATACGAGATGAACCGTATTTTTCGTTCTGGGTAAAGCTCGTGATATCGAACTGCAAAGTTACGTGCAATGAAACTCTTACCGCTTCCTGACTTTCCTCCGACCATAATCACATCTCGTCCTTTTGGGTCGTGATTAGGTTCAATTGCGATTTTCTCTCCACCATCTACTCTGATTTCTCCTTCGTCATGTCCATCTCGATTTAACATTACAAATTTATCTGTGTTGTTACCCTTTCCATGAATGTATCCAATGGCGACTGCGTTTTTAGTACTCGGGTCTGCTTGGATTGATAAAATTTGCGAGTTTCCTTGTTGCATTTCAGATGAAGATACTTTCGGATGATGTATTCGAGAATGCAATTAAATCAGCAAGTTTATCCACAAATAGTATAGTAAGCTATTTAAAACAACTTAAAATGGCAAAACGTGTATTTTTAAGCAACAGGAAAAACGTTGATAACGGAAAGACGTTTCATACGATCCTATCAGACCCTGATAGATTTATCAAAATTCTTAAAGATAATCTGGAGGCTAAACGAGTTTCCTTGAACACAGCTCGTGTAGTTACAGGTGCTATCACATCCCTCTTTAAACATGTCTATTCAATGGGTTCATTGGATAAAACAAAGGCAACGGAGAAGTTGCATGCGATTTGGGTGAACTATCTCAAGGATTTTCAGTTGGAGGTTTCGAGTCGATTGGAGACAAACAAAATGTCGGAACGTGAAAAGGTCTCATGGGTGGAGTATTCAGAATGGCAGAAAAAAGAGAAGGAGTTACGAGAGACTGAAGAAGGAAGCTTAACACATTTACTGGTTGCATTCCACGCGCTTGTGACTCCTCTTCGTGGGGGTGATTATGCACTAGTTCGAATTGTACCGTCAACGGATCGTTCTGCGAACGTTAATTCAAACTCAGGGGATAATGTGCTTGTCTGGGATGGAGTGGATCGTCCTTCAAAGCTTCTGATTCGCGATCATAAGACGCGGTCTAAGTATCCTGTCTTAATTCGTGAAATACCTGCAGTCCTTAAGAAAAGCATCTTTAAATCCCTTGAGGAACGTCCTCGATCCTATCTATTCACAGATTATCAAGATAAGCCATGGAAGAGTCGTGATGCTTTTATTTTATGGAAATCGAGGACATTTGAAAAGTTGTTTGGTAAACCTGTTACAACGAATATAGCTCGTCATGCGTATGTCACTTCATCTCGTTCATCAAAGGATTCAGTTGCGGATGAGAAAAAGAGAGCTGGAAGTATGGGTCATTCAATAGGAATGCATCATGAATATATAAAGTTTCAAAACGATACATAGTCCTAATTTAAATCTGGAAATTCATCACCTTCAATATCATCATCTCGGTCGTCTACTTCTTCGCCTATGGGTCTACCATCAGGGTTATAAGGTCCCCTTTGTAACCTGTCTAGCTTTTCTAGACTGTAAAATGCTGGGTATTGTTCACCTACGGATAAATCACTAAAAATTTTTCCCACTTTACGGTCTTTTCTCAAATTGTACTCTTCAAGAGTCTCTCCTACTTCTTTCCAGAAATCTTCAGGTGCATTGCTTGTCCTTTCAGCTCTTACCTTTGATGCTTTTGCAGCTTGTGGTCGATCAGTCTGAATTTTTTCCATTATATAGTCATCGATTATGTCACTTTCGACATGCTCTGCCATATGATCCTCTTTCATTGCTTGATACGAAGGTTCACGACGGTAAGGTAGACGATCATAGTATGATTTGAGTGCTTGTGTGTAATCATATCCTACTTCTGCTCGATTAAGCTCATCTTGTTGTCTCTGCATTTCTTTGTTATGCCTTGCTCGATCCGCCATTCGTGTTAGTTGATCTTCTTCTCTCATTTTAAGGGATTCCTTTTCAGATGCGGACATGGGTTTAGAATAGCGTTCTCCATATTTTTCTTTGAAGACTTTATGATATTCTTCGAGTTTTTTTTTTCTGTCCCTTGCTTGTTCTGCCTTTCGTGATAGTTCATCTTCTTGTTCCATTTCTCTTTCGCCGACTCCTGCACTTAAGCCTTTACCGACTAGAGGACTAAAGTAGTCATCTGCATTAAATGATTGTACTTTCTCTTCCTCTTGTTTTTTTCGTTTTTCCTGTGGTTCCTTCTCTTCCTCTCGTTTTCGTTTACGTGACTCTTCTTCTTTAAACTTGAGGTCTCGCTCCTTCATTTTCTGGCTTAGGCTTTTTGAAGCTTCAGCGGCTTTAGGAGGTACAGTTTTCAAGAGGGCTCTCTTCAGATCCTGACCAGTGGATTGCTCTTTATCAAGCCAATACTTGAGTTGGTCCTGTTTACCCTCCTTTTTCAAACGTTGGATATGATTGTTGATTGCATCCATAGCCTTCTTAAGAAACTCGGGGTCATCTTTATCGTACTTTATCTTTGGCATCGTATAAGTTTTCGTCGTTTCCTAGTTCCACCGTCGTATGATTCTTCTTGTGTTTCTGCTTGTTCTGGGTTCTCTTCGTCTACTATCCAATTTTGTTGATTCCCAGTGTACCCACTCTGTTGATCTTCTAATTGGACTGCGTATTGTTTAGCTTTTTCGATGTTTTCTTCAATCCAGGGATCGTTTTCGAGTTCGGGGTTGACTCTTCGTAGTTCTCTGAAAAAGGACTCGGTTTGTGTCTTGAATGCGTTTTGATTTTGAGACTTGATCTGATCTATTTTGGCTTTCTTTCGCAGCGCTTCAAGTCGTTCGTCTTCACGGAGTTTCTGGATGTAGGCGATTCCTACTTGAGCTTTCGCGTTGGGTCCTAGACTTTCTTCTTCTCGAATTTCGTGGAATCGTTCCCATGAAGCATTAATGAGTTCAGTGTATAATCCTACCATGGATTCATTCGCAGAGTCTTCTTCAGACAGATAAACTGGTTTTCCTTGATTGTATGGACTCTTTAAGATTTCTGCGTATAAATAGGCTATTTCTTGACGTCGTAGAATGGGGACTGTTTTCCATGTGTCTTCTAAGTAGTACCCATCAGGGCCTACAATTTTACGGTAATCGGGTTCTTTTGTCAGAGCGTTTTTCAAGAAGTCTAGTTTCTCTTGTTCTTTTTGTCCTGGATTAGCCTCACCGTATAATTTCCTGGCTTCGAGGTCTTGTATAAACTCATAGGTTGGTTGAGGTTGTTCTGTTCCTGGAAAATCCATCATATCTAGTAGATCTTCTGTTCCGAGAGAGGCCCAGCTTCCTTGATATTGATTCAATACATACTCTTGCCAGCGTCCTCCAGTGTAGAATGCTTTCCAGTCTCGATTTCGTAGGTTGTTCCAGACTGGGCTTCTTTGCATGTATGGTTTGAATGAGTTTGCATAGTCTTTCATGTATTTATCCCAACTAGCATTGAAGGTTGTGAAGGCTTCCGTGTAGTCACTGGCGGTGGTTAATTTTTGAACTTCAAGTGTTACGGATTCATATGCTTTTTGAAAGGAGGTTCTGTACATGTTCTTTGCTTCTGGCATATCCAGGATTTTGAATTTCCAGTCTTTGATGTAATTTTGAAGGGGGTCTTCTCGATTTCTAAAGAGAATTTCAGGAATAGCCTTGAGTAGATCAGGGACGTACCGTTTGACTGCAAAGCTGCTGATTCCTTGAAAGGGTTTTGTTTCAAGGAGTTGTTTCAAGACAACTTGTAAAGCTTCTTCAAAGAACTTATCGCTATTGACTGCGTTCACATCGTCAATAATCGGAGTCATATCGATTTCTTTGGTTTCAATTTCTCCGTAGATAAGTTGTTGACCAAAACGAGCATAGCCTGGTTCAAGATTATTGGGTTGGGGTTTAAATCGGGTGCTTGCTTCAGGGATGGAAGGTAGTATTTTTCCGAGTTTGTATTTGGTTGGGTTTGTTCGTTTAAGTTCTTCGTAGACAGCAATCATGTCTTCCGTGCTTTCGGTGTTTGCATTGCTTCGAAGAAGGTTGGGTTTTGTAGTTGGGAGTTGCTCAGCAGGTACTAGAGTTTGTAATGAATTATTAGCAACAAGAGGGGGTGCAGGAGCAGGAGCAGGACGTTCAGGTGGTAAAGGAGCAGGCGGAGGAGCTGGTGCAGGAGCTGGTGCAGGAGCTGGTGCAGGAGCTGGTGCAGGAGCTGGTGCAGGAGCTGGTGCAGGAGCTGGTTCTGGTTCTGGAGCTGCATCATCCTCTCCAAAGTCTAGAGGTTCATCATCGTCTCCAAAATCTAGAATGTCTTCATCGTCGTCACCTCCGGAGAATCCAGCTCCGACCTTTTGTTTAAATGCATTGTATATTTGACCTGCAAACTCTTTATAATTTTTACCTCTCCAGTTATAAGGGAAGTCAAAGGTGGGTCCATAGACTACCTTTCCTTTATCTTTCATCCATTGTCCAAATAATCCATAATTTCTTAATACGGAATTGTAATTTGTGGGCCAGGGTGTTGTGAGTGCTTCATCATCGTTTGGGATACGATTAGGGAGTGGATTGGGTGCTAACTCAACATTCACCTCTTGAAACCTCATCAGTAAGGTTTTAAAATAAGTAATGTAACTCTTTCCAAGCTCTTCGAGTATAGTATTCCTTATATTTTTAGCTACTTCTGTGTTGTTGATAAACAGTTGAGTGTACAAGGTTTGAGAGACTCCAAGTTTATAGACTTTTTCGTCATCTACATTCTTGAGTCGTGTTTGTTCAGCTTTTACAGCATCTACTCGTTCTCGTTCTTCCTTTTCAGCAAGTGGGTCTAAGACTGCTATTTTATATTGTTCTTCGGGTGTTCCTGGAAGGTTGGGTTTGTAGTATTTATAAGGGGTTGGGTCAATGCCCCGTTCAAGCCAATCTCTTCTGGCTTTATCGTAATAAAATCGATGAAGTCTGTATGCATCTGCACCTCCTGACTTATCAGGTTTAGCTCCTTTAATGGCGGTTTCAAGGGTGACAACTTCAAAGAATTCATGGGGATCTGGGGACCAAGTTTCTCCAAACATTGTAGCGGGTTCTCCGTCATCGGGTTTAACGAATCCCCATGAATCACGTGGACGTACTGGCATACCACTAATTCCAGGTGTATCATTGATTCCAAGAGTTCCATTAGAGGTGGGTGTTGGAGGTGTTGCTATTGGTTCAGTACCAGGTGTGGTAGCTGCTGCATTAGTAGTGGTGTCATCTTCTCCAAAATTGGTTTGAAATTCATCGTTATCATCGGTTGGAGGTGGATCCGTGGAGGTTGTTGCAGAGGAGGTTTCTTCGGTGGTTGCTTGGGTCGGTACAACTGTATCATCTCCTAGAATGATATTTCCATCCTCATCTAGATTCAGTTCTTCGAAATCATTTGTTTGTGTCGCAGGAGCTTCATCAAAATTAAGTGCTGCATTTTCTTCATCTTCCTGATAAAACGCTTTATAGAAATCGAGTCCTTTGAGTTCGTCGTCTAGCGTTTCTTGATCTTCGTACTCTTCCATTGCCATTTCCTGTTCGGTCATATCTGGAGGGTTTTGTTCCAAGTATCGTCTAGATGCGATGTCGCGTTGAAGGTCTTTATAGGCATTTAAGTCTAAATCATCTAGGTCTTCATCGAGGAGTTCTAGTTCTTCTTCATCGAGTAAGTTGAGCTCTTCTTCTTCTTCTCCAAAGTTGAGTTCTCCTTCTTCCATGGCTGCTTCATCGACAAGATCGTCTTGAAAATTCGTTTCTTCTTCGTCGAGATTCAGTTCATCGTCTTCAAGATTCAGTTCATCTTCATCTATATTTTCGTTGATATCGATTCCATCTTCACCTAGCTTAAGTTCAGCTTCATCTTCTTCAGCTTCCTTTTCTTCTTGATCGTCCTGAAGTTTTTCTTCTTCGAGTTGATCGTCGAATTCATCTTCGTTTTCGTATTTGGAATCAAGAGCGATTTCGTTAAAATCTTCGAGTGTTTCAGGTTCTTTCTCTTTGTCTTTATTCTCGGCAAGCCATTCATCGGGATCTTTGATAAAATCCCAGATGTCAGATTTAACGTCTGGTTGTTCAGTTAATTCGTCAAAGACTGGATCGTCTGTGGCTTTAGTCTCTTCATCCTCTAAGTTGACTTGATCTTCTTCGTCTTGTTGTTCCTCGTCAAGATTAAGTTCTTCTTCGTCTTCACCGAGATTCAACTCATCGGTTTCTTCTTCGGTTTGAGGTACTTCAACCATTTCACCGTCTTCATTTTCTTCTTCAAGAACTAGATCGGGTTCTTCGGATTTCTCTTCGAAAGGAGGTAATTGTCCTGTTTCAACGAGGTCATCAAACAAGGTTTCTGTATCTGCAGATTCAGTGTTTGGTTCAAGTCCAGGGGTGATTCCTTCAGGTTCTGCTGAAAACGTTTCAGTCTTGTTCAATTTAGCGTTCTTACCACGTTGAGACTTGTATGGATCACCTGGGTAACCTTTCCACCATTTTTTCATGACTTTACGTGGGTTCTTAATAAATTCAGGGGAGCTGGCTCCTTTGAGCGAACCACCGGATGTAGTATCAACAGGAGGGGGTCTAGCTGCTTTATACCCAGTCGTTTCGGTATACACAGGTCTTGGGAATGTAATCTTTTTACCGGATTCTCCAGCCCAGTCTGGATTGAGTTTATAATAGTTCGCTTCAGGCATTACACCTCTTGAATCTTTAATGACTTTATAGATGGTCCAGTCTTTAAATTCTTCACCCTTTGGTTTACCCAATGTTGCATCCCACCAAGGTGGACAAGGTAAAAGAGATGTAGGGGTAGGAGGTGGGTTTCCTTGTGCGATGGCTAGATTTGCAGCTGCTTCATCTGCTGCAGGCCCACCTGGATTGGCTGTTAAAATTTCGCTAATCTCCTTTTCAAGTTCTTCAAATGCTGCTATTGACATGTCTACATTTGTAACGATGATAAAATTTCCAGCAAAGTAGTCAGTTCGTGGGTCCCACATCTGTATATTTTTAAAGAGACGCTCGGGAGCTTTAAAGAAGGGTTTTTTGGGTGCTTTATAAATTTCACCTTCAGGTCCTTCAAAGGAGTTTATATCTTCAACATCAACTTGTGCTCCTTCGGGTAGAACTTGCCATGTATTACATAAATTATAACGATCAACAACAGGTCCATCTGCAGTGAAGTATCCACCTCGTGTGTAGTTTAGAAAGTCGTTTCGTTCTACATCCATAAAATTAAGCTGGTATTTCTCTTGAAGTAGATCATAGGTTCCATTAGGACTACCAAAGGCCCATTTAGCAACTCCTTCTAATCCTCCTCCCTGATCTGAGGATGCAGTTACGAATTTCTTACCTTTTGCAAATCGATCCCAATCGGATATAGGTGGTTGATTCGAGTCCCAGTATTTATAGACATCCCTTAGATTAAAAATTGTCGGAACTGCGGGAGTGCAATTCAATATGGTTAAATCTTGAGCTGCTCTTGGATCCATATTTTGTCTCAGGTACCCTTGACCTAAATTGTATTGTTGATTATCACCTGTAGTAAAGCTGACTTGTCCACCAGGTTCATCATAAAGACTTGCATTTACTGCTTCTGTTTCTCGCTCAGCGAGATATGAATCTAAAGCCTTTTTATTATCTTCGTACATGTCGTTCTTTACTTTAGGTCCATCTTTATTATCAGGATCAGTCATGTAAGGTTCCCCTGGATCTACGGGTCTCTCTTTAGGAACAACTAATAGATAAATACCATCTTGTCTCCATTTATTGATTCCTAACCCGTTGTTCGGGGAACGTCCATCTTTCTTAGCAACGTCCACTATATCGTCTGGATGGTAATCTGTATAGGAGAATTCTTTATTTTCAGTTCCATCTGCAAGCTTGGGTCGATAGAAAATGATAATGTGTGGAAAGATGGGTTTCTTGGGTGGTTCAAAGAAGCCTGAAATCCACCCAGCATCTTGAGCTGATTTAAGCATTCCAATGGCTGTGTGTCCTAACTTCTTATACTTATCATATGGACCTGCTCTAGTTGCTACGACAAGGTTTGTTTTAAGCATCTGGACTACACTCTTACACGCCGCTCGTTCAGCTTGTGTCATCGAGGGTCCTGGGATACAGCCTACAACCATTGTAGCTACATCTGTAAGAAGAATTTCTTTTCCAGCGGCTGCGTTGGCAATAATCCTTCCTGCGCCTACGGCTGCTTTACTCAAGACTTGAAATCCTGGGCCTAGAAAGGGACCTGTAACTTCAATGAGGATGTCGCAAATCATGAAATAGGTTTCGGGATTCGTGAAGGTCTTCTTCCACCATTCAGGGTCACTGACATTGTCTTTGATGGAATCATACAATGGCCTGAAGAATAGCACATACACTGGATTATACTGCATGGCTTTAAAAAACGCATCTTTCAGTTTCTGTCCTGCTTGAGCTAGAAACTTTTCGATGTCATTTCCAAACGTGTTGATCATATCGATACAACTACGTTGAAACAACAATAAGTTGTTTGTGATAGTTCTTCCAAGCATGTCAATTGCATTTTTAATCTCAGAGGCTAGTCTTTGACAAAGGGCACTCAGACCGTTCTTGTTTGGATCAAAGACTGTTCCAAGAGAATTTTCAATCGTCTTTAGATCTTCGACGATACCTGCACCTCGTAGATATGAATATTGCTGGCATAGATACTTGGTATCTTTAGTTCCTTGGTAATTAACGAATATATCCAAGGCTGTTCGTTGTTCATCCCGTGAATAGAACTTTTGGGGTTTGTATGTCTTAGATCCAGCAATGAGAAGACTTGGGTCTCGAAAGTCTTTAAATCGTTCAATGTTTCGTCGAAATGCTTCAAAGTCAATTGGTTTTTTAACCGACTCACTTGTCAGAATCATAAGCTGAGTTTCAGCTTTATCATTTACATCTCTCCGTGTATCTTGATTCTGATTGTGCTTCCGTCGTTTTCGGATGATTTTGGCCATAATTTAATTACATAGATGGATCCAAAATTGTTTGAGCGAATTCAGGATTATTCGTTAAGTAATGATGATGTTGAGCAACTTGTAGGTCCAATTCAATTTTTCAAGTATGGAGACCTAGACGATGAGACCTATGAATCCATCTTTCGAAAACGGGATCAAGTCGTCATCTTATTTCTTACCAAGAGTGATAGTTATGGACATTGGATGGCTCTTTTAAAACACCCAGGGGATGTTGTTGAAGTGTTTGATTCTTATGGGTTAGGGGTAGACTCACAACGACGGTGGATTTCTGAAGATAAACAACAGAAATGGGATCAAAACGATCCACAGTTCTTGGACCTGTTAAAGGGACACTGTAAGATTGTTTACAATGATCGTAAATTACAAGGAGAGGGTGTAAATACATGTGGTAGACATATTGCAGTTAGGATTATGCATAGTGATATGGATTTACAACGCTACTATAAATTAATTAAAGACAGTGGTGAGAGTCCAGATGATTTTGTCACTATAGTTACCTATCAAAAAATTAAACGTTGAATTAAGCCTTCTGTCCTTCTCGTTTCTGTTTCTTAGATTCATATCCCTTCACAAATGCAACCGATCGAGCGCGTTTAGCAGGTTTTCCTGTGCCTGTAAAAGTTGCATCGTTCATTCTTGCAATTTTGCTCCTTGAAAAAAAGATGGTTGCAAGACCAATTACCTTACCCATGTCTGTAGACGGTTCTGCATTTTTGTCAATGTAACCATTTGATTTAAGCCAATTCAATTGCGTCTTAACATCGGATGGATTTTTGATATACAAAATGGATTGTTTACCTCCCTCAATATTATCTGGTTCAGCACCTAATTTTTTATTCGGTCTATTTTTAAGCTGTGATAAAAGGAAATCGTCACCATTTAAGTAATTTTTTATCGCTGTTTTGACATCGTTGTAATCTTCTTTAAGTTCGTCGTAGAATGTTTTTTCATTAATGGTAACTTCTTTACCTGAAGCAGGAACTATTAACACTCTTTGTGTTCCAGAGCTTGGTATTTTGTCCACTGATGTAATTCCTGCTGGAGATGCTTCTTCTTCGGTTTGAATTTCACCATCTTCACCAAAATCAAGTTTTTCGTCTGCGCCTTCTTCTCCAAAATTAAGCTGTTTATCAACATCATCATTTGCTGCATTGGATCGTTGCGCAGGCTCAACATCTGGTGATGCATTGCGTGACATCTCTGTGATTGTAACGTTCGATTTTAAAGGTGACTGAAACGTTCTGTCTTGTCTTGCCATCTTATCTAAAGCATCATTAATTTTGTCATATTGAGTTTTATCCTTTTTAAGTTCTTCTTGAGCCTTTACAAACGCATTCTTATGGATAGGATCATTTATGTAATTATTACTCGTAAACACACTGAAAAATTTCATCACAGTTTCACCAAATCCTGCAAGTACACTCATCAATAACACAACCCTGTAAATAGTCTCCAAAAACTGAGGAGATTGTTGTTTCACGACTGACAACGCATTATTGATTGCTTCAGGGGTTGAGTTAACAACATCCATCAACAGAGATGGTACCTTTGAGTTTATAGAGTTTATAAAATTATTAATGGAACCGGATGTTTCCGTGGAATTGGGTTCGTTGTTTCTGTATATGGCTAAAGTAAGATCTTCTTCCTTTAATGCATCTCGAACAATCTCATTTGCTGAACTATCAGGTGTTTTAGCATTTACAGCAGCGGGTGGTACTACATTACCCGTAGGACTTGGAGGGTTGGTAGCATTGGGTATAGCAGGTAGATTGGTTTCAGTTGCATTTTGCTGTGAACCTGTATTGACATTGTTTAAGATTGTAGCTCCTGGGGTTTGTGCAGCTTGGTTTTGTACAGCTGGTATATCTGGAGCTTCTAGAGGAGCTTCTCCTTCATTTGCTGTTATTTGTTCCGCTTCATCGCCAAAATTGACTTCTTCATTATTCTGAAAATTTGGTAACTGTGCGACATCGATATCAGCAGTAACATCATCGTCAATTCCAACATCATATTGTCCTTCTTGATTAAAATCAACATTGTCTAAGAAGTCGTTTGCTTGGCTTTGATTATAGAAGTCGTTTGCTCCGTCTTGTTTTTCATCAGCTTCATACGCATTTTCCTCGGCTTGAGATGCTGCTTCTGAATTGGATCGACTCAACTCTGAATTGTTTCTATCAGATGGACCGCTGTAAGTGCTATAATTATCATTGTAGACGCTTGGTTGATTCGATGAGGTAGCTTGACTTACCGCTCCTAAACTAGAGAACGTATTTTGTGTAGCAGAACGGTTAATCTGAGTATTCATCTGTTGTCCAACTTGATTTGAGTTTTGCAATGAAGGAGCCGTTGTAGTGGGTTGTGTAACTCCCTTTTGTGCCAAGGATGCATTATATTGCTGCATTGTGATCTTTTGATCGTCTGAGAGTCCAGTTTTAGATGTCTCAGGGGCAGATGGAACTTTATCTTCAGACATAGTGGTAATAAGTTCATAGGTAGCATCCTTATCACGGAGTTCTTTAGGTCTCTTGGATAGAATTGTATTGACAAGAGTCTTACATTGTCGTACGGATTCAATCACATTCATGATCTTTGACACAGTGTTTGTGTTAGCAGGGAAGGACTTGATTAAGTTAACCTTATCCAAGTTAGGGTCATTATCAATGGGAATCGAACGCCTCATACGATCCTGTGTAACTGCTGTAACTGCAGCTTCAGCAGTCACTGCATTTGAAGACGTTAACGTAGGGGGTGGAGCACCTCCTCGCCCACCGTGTCCATCTGCAACGAAAAAGTCTTCCTGTTCTTGAGCGGCGTTAATTGCTGCTTGGGCTGGGTTAGGTCCTTGTGGGGCTCTTCGTGGTGGGTTTACACCAGGAGGTCTCCTACGTGCCATTTCTGCTGCATTTGCAATATTTCCAGTGGATCCAGGTCCAGCTTTTACAAAGGGTTCATCACCTGTCGTGGTTTTGTTAATGGTCTTATCCTTTTCTTTGGAGGTTTCAGGGAAATTAGGAAATGTAAAGCTTTTTCCTTGGTTGGTTCGTGGTTGAAGGAGACGAGTAAGTAGATCTCTTTTTACTTTTTGAGTTCCAGGAAGCAATGTAAAGAGACGCACATCTAGACGTCCAGACTGTTTACTATTTGTAATTTTATCAAGCTCTTCGTAAATAGCTCGTAGAGATTGTGGAAACAAGAATGCAATATGTCTTGAAAGTTCAGCAAAGATGGATTTACTCTTAACAAGCAATAAGTCACCAGATGTTTCAGAAGCAGTACTAGAGAAGAGATCCTTGCACATCTCCAAGATCTTGTTGCCTTTGATATATCGTAGTTCAGGCGCTTTAGATTCCAGAATCGCGGTCTGGTTATCGATGAACTGTGATTTCTTGATCATTCTAAATCCTTCAATGGCTTCATCATCAGCACGTGTGGGTAAACCAAGGCCATTATGCCATTGGTTCATAAACAGACTGGTGGTTCCAGAGGTTGGATCGACTGTGTAATTCGAAACAAAGGGAGAGAGCTTCGAAAGACGATGTGGGTGGAGCCTTGCAGTCTCAGGTGTATCTACAATTCCAATTCTCGAAACGGCTCGATACTGGGGTTGTTTTACATTTGCGATTGAAAGGGCGGCAGACGATCTTCGCGCTGAATGGTCCCATAGATCATATTGTGATGATAGTGTACTACTTTCAGTTCGTCTAAAATCACTATAAGCATTTCTAAATCGTTGAGTGTCTTTGTAGTATTGATCCCAGTCCATTTTTGGACTATTCGAGGTTATTTAATATATTCAACACTTTCTTAAATGGCAAAGAGATATCGAGATGCTGATATTAATGGGATTGTTTCAGCTGGTTTAAAACGAAACCTAGATGATATCTACCTGGATACGAATATCGTCAATTTATCAAACTATGATCCATCCTTTCATCACGGATCTGAAGCAAATTTTAGTTCAACACGAACTCAACAGATTGTTGGAAGTACATCTAAAAGTGAAGTTGGAATTGTAAGTGCTGATATTAACACAAAAAGTTTACCACTCTTTCAACCTCAAGTAAAACAAGGAACAGACCCCGATGCACTCGTGTATGAAGTTGGATTATCCGCTTCGTGGTCTGGGTGTCTATTCAATGCATCCATTGAACAAACTAGTGCTCAATGTGATAACATTATAGTAGATCAGCAATTCGTTCAACCCATCTTTCAGTCTGAATCTCCAACATTTTGGAATGATAAAAATGCTTCCATTCTATTTAGAGATTCATATGGTCTCTCTATTCAGATGCCTATTGTCCCTGATACAACAATTGACTTTGTTACAACTTCAGTCGAGCATACTCTTTTACAATTTGTACTGTACTGGATGAATGTAATATCGTATCACCCTTTACGGTTAACATGTTTAGATGCAGTATTAACCCCATCTGTGTATACACCGATTGTTGGTTTTGGACCTGCTGTAACAACAAGTACTTCAATGGGAGCAACAACTCGTACAAAAATCGGTACGTATGTATTGATTAACGATCCAACGGGGTTTAACGTAGGTGACCGAATTCGTGTGTTTGGTACATGGCAACCTAACAGCACTACAGCTGAAAATGCTTCAAATGTAAACAGAAATGGGTATGGTGAAATTGGAGCTATCTGGAAATATTCAGATTTAGCATCTAAATCAATTGTCAATGAACAAAATTATCCTCCTACTGTGGCTACATTTGAAGTGAACCGTGAATGGTATTTATCTAGTCAGAATGTGTATGCAATTTTTATTACTAATGATTCTTGGGCAACTGGGTTTACAAAAGACAGTCCATGGTGTCGGGGTGGTTATTTAATTAATCAACAAACAGATTCATCGGGTGGAAAGATCAACTTTTTAACAGATACATTCAAATGGCGCCCACGTACTTCAACTACTGTAAGTAGCACAACAGATGTTTTCGTTCTTGACATGTTATACGATGAAAGCCTTCCTTTCGGCTATGCAGATGTTCCATTTGGTGGACAACAACAACCAGAAGTTGTGTTTCAAATTACATGTGATTCATTGCCATACATGAGTGGTTTATATAAACGTGCTTCGAATCCTGAAGCTATACAAGGAGGGGTTCGAGTTTCCTTTAAACCTTTAAACCATGTATTAACATCTGGAGTATCAGCAGGTGTTTCCGCACATGTACAAGTAGCACCAAATGGGTATACATTTGTAACCGAATTAACAGGTTCATATCCACACACAACTGCGGATACAAATGCTCTTTCGTTTATGAGAACTATGGGATTTAAACCTGAAACATCATCAACTGTAACGGTTGCATCATATCCTCCAACTGCCACTAAACCTCAAAATTCATGGAGGCGAGCGTATAGCGCTGATTTTACTTTTAGTTCATATCAAGGGTTAAAATGGACAACTCAAGACATTGCACCTACTCCAAACCCCCCTAAAACAATCCAAGATTTTGTAACTAACTCTGGTACATATTACAACGTCTACGATATTAATCGATTTTTAATAGACAGTGTAAACCCTGCATTTCAAGCTATCTTGTTTGATGATACCCCTAATACAGTTGAGTCTATGGATGATTTCAGTCTTCAACGACAGTTGACTGTGACATCTGAACGATATCAATATTCATTTGCAACACCATTAAATCAACAAATTTGGTCTGGTTCTACAACCTATCAAAAAGCATCTAGTGTTGTGATAAAAAACGGACGTATTTATCTTGCAAACCGAACTCATTCAAGTGTGGACCCTGAACAAGATTTCACACACACATACTGGAGGGACATCGGGGTCGCTAAAACATACACCACAAGAGACTTCAATTTAGTGTTCTCAGATTCTGGTGGTGTTTCAAGGTTTATATGTTCTGGGTTTTCTAGTGTATATGAACGTATTAACCCTACAAACAAACCTATTTTCGTGACAAATCCTCCTAGATTTTCATACACACCTTTAACTGGATTAATTTCATATTCAGCTGATTCGTATTCATTCGGGGACACATTTAACAATAAAACTATTGACACACCCGCGGGTTACTCAATGGATTATTTCAACACAAACTATTCATCATGGGGATACCAAAATGGCTCAGGAAATAGTCAAGGTGAAGAGCATTTTATCATTGAATCAAACTCTTCGTTCAAATTTTTAGCTGATAATTTCCCAGTGTATGCTGTTAACTACGTAGAGCCAACTACAAATGACAACTTGATTTATTGGGTTTGGTCTACTTATTCGACTGACAATACATTAAGTTCAATTACAGGAACAGAAGGTAACAATTCAGGTCTTGATTATCCTAAACGTGTATTCACTCAATCGTTTGAATCGTTGTCTTCCTCACTCTGCCCAGTTCAATCCATTGTAGTAGTGAGTAAATCAACCCCTGTGGTTCCATCGCTAATTTCTCCTCCTCAGTTCGTGAGTGATACGAATTCAACACTTGTGAGTTCTCAAACGATATCAGGAGAGACTCAAAACATCATTGGAGAGTTTTTTATAGACCCGGCTACTCTCTTTTCTACACGGTCTATCATTCGATACCGTACAGAGTCTCCTTGTTTCTACTCGATGCAAAACGCAAAGGTTTTCAAACAGTTTGATTACTCGATTTATTATCGACATCGAATTACTCAACAACTAGTGCCATTAATTTTAACTAATTACGGCAGCGCACATATTAAATTTGTGTTTAGACCCACATCAGATTAAAGTTGAACAAAAATGTCCACAATTGAAAAGATTGCCGTGTATGATGCCCGAATCATCCAAGAAGCACCCAAGTATGCAGTTCAGAAAGGAGCTCTGGCTGTGAGTGTTGCTCCTTTTAACGCACTTGCTGCGTCTGCGAGTCAGCACACATATCAGGTGCTTGTACCATCCTTGAACGTGTTTGTAGACCGAAAGATTGATCTCGCTGCATCCGCGACAGTGTATATGGATGCTGTACCTTCTCAGTATTCCACTATTGCAAAATCATACACCATCCCCGCAGGTAATTTTATTACTGCGGACGGTGTATTTCCACCCTCTGATGGAAAAGCACCCGGTGCAACTGTGATTCTTGGTGCTACTTTAAATGGTATCACGGATGCTGGAGGTGCTTCCGTGGATCCTAATATTTTGGTAGCAAATACGTCGCTCGTTTTATCGAATGTTCTATTTGCAACAATGGCACACTCATCTGGTGGTGCTTCTGGTGCAACCACTGTCACTCTTACCGCTACATCTGGTTTAGGATTTGTTAAACTGAATTCCTTTATTCAAGCAAACCCAGGAGTCATTAGAATGATTGGAACAGGAGCAGTATCTCCAGGAATTGTTGTTAACTCAATTAGCGCAGGGGGTGTTGTCACTCTTGCTACAGCTACCACCGCTAATGCTGCAAACAATTATACGTTTATTGCCGCAACAGCACCCACCCTCAAGATTCAACGAGTTGAGTATGTATCAACGGTTGTTCGATTATATCTTCCTCCGTTTGCAGGTTTGACATCGGGTGATTCATTTTCAGCAAGTTTGACTAATACTACAGGTGTTATTACATGTGATGCTGATTATATTGCAACCCCCACTCTTCTATCTAAGCAAGATCTGGTTACTCAAGCACAAGAAGTTATTGGAGCTGGTAATGTAAGAGGATTTGGTGTTAATTCTGGATACCAACTTCCTCGAGGTGCCTTTCCTGGATGCACTGGAGCTACAGATACCAACTGGTATCAACCTATTGGTACACCTGCAGATCTTTCATTGTGTATGTTCCCTATCCAGAGTTTATGTACAAACTTCACAGCTTCTATCAACGATTGCACTGTAACTACAAATGGAGACACACTCAAAGAGCAGCTTCTCTTTTCACAGACTCGTGCATCATTAATGCAGCGAACTACTACCAGTAAATTTGACGTGTTTGCTTGGGCGTCTGATGATGTTCAAAATAACTGCGGTAATTCACAGACTTATTCCAACACTAAGGATTCAGACATTCCAAACGGAGCATGGACTCTTAAGTTTGTCAACCCCAGTACAGGCGCTGCATTAAATCGTTTTGATTTTTACCCTTCATCAGTTACTGGACAGTATGTCACGGTTATTGATTACAAACCAGTCTTTATTCCATATGGAAGTTCATTGGTTGGTAAAGTAATCACTAGTGGTGGTTCCAACTATACAATCGTACCTTCACCCATGGCATCTATCCCTGTGATGTTTAGCTTTACTTCCCAGGAACCTCTATGCTTGAGTCCATTTTTATGGCAAGATGCAAAGGAAATGACTGAAGTTGGTTTGTATGGATGTACCAATATGTCACTTACATTTAACATGCAATCAGCCGGGCCTACTATCGGTTATGATACACTCACAGTTGTTCAAGGTAAACGATATTTCGTTGATAAATTGTCAACAATTTACCCATCACATGCTGCACTCGTTCGTTCTTCTGGAACTCATGCTCTATATGGAAATGTCAGGCTTCAGAGCCCTGTGGGTAATGCTGGAACAAGCTTTGGGCCATTTACAAACCCCAAGTTGTATGTTACCTTTTTAACCCCTCCACCAGATGTCACTTTACCACTTGTGTCAACTGTACCTTATATGGAATTCCCACGATATTTCTCACCTGGTACACTCACAGCCAATAGTAAATCTATCACTCTTCAATCAAATACAATCACACTTTCATCAATCCCTGATGTTTTGGCAATTTTCGTTAAGCCAACAGTCCGTGGTCAAACTCAAAATGAGTCATACGTTCCTATTTTACAAGCTGGTGTCACATTTGATAACTATTCAAATCTATGCTCCAACTTTTCTCAAGAGGATTTGTATTGCTGCTCTATTGCTGCGGGTCTTGATATGGATTGGCAACAATGGAGGGGGTATACAACTGCTGCAAGCCCTACTCTCATCCCGAAATCGTCTAATAATAACTCAGTGTTCGATCTTCGCGATACTTCATCTGTTACACAGTTAACAGGTGGTCCTCTTTTGTTGAGGATGGGACAAGACGTCCCTCTTTCAGCTGGTTTGGCTCCTGGAACACTTGGAAATTACAGTGTTCAGGTCACACTCCAGGTTGATAATACATATGGATTTTTCGACCACGTCCCAGTTTGTGCAACTGGTTCTAACTGTAATATTATCATCATGGCATTAAATTCTGGATTTTTTGAGACTATCCGTGGTCAAAGTGCAATCCGAAAAACCATTCTTAATAGTGTTGATGTGGAATCAGCATCTGTACAGTCTGGAATTACAACTTCTCAGCTTCGTCGTTTGGTTGGTGGTAATGCCGCGCAGTCACAACCAAGCAGTCAGATAACAAATGCCGACGTTGAGGTAGAAAAAGCACCTATGGGGCGTGATGAAATGAAGATGGCAGCTGGAAGAGGAGGAA